ACGACCTCTGGAGCGCCGCGTAACCCACAGCTGAGCCGGGCGGGGTCCCGCGAGCCTTCGGGCACAGACGGACCCCGCCCTCCTCGGAGGATACCATGAAGAAGCCGAGCCCCCAAGCAAGCAAGCAAGCGTGGGCCCAGTATCGCGAGTGGGTGCGCGAGCAGCTGAAGGACTGGGACCCAGCAGACGACCGCGGTTCTCCCACCGACTACGTACCCCGCCACAACGGCGTGTTCGCCGAAGGAATCGAGAATGCCTCAAAGCAACATGTCGGCCCCTTCTCCACCGACGATTGACCCGCCTCTTCACCCGATCCAGCTCGTGGAGCTGTGGGCGCACATTGCCGAGGAGGCAGGCGCCGCGGGAGCAGAGGGCCAGGCCGAAGTGCTGACGCAGTGTGCGACGGCGCTGGCGACCTGGATCAGGTACGAGGGCGTCCACGCCATCATGTGCATGCCGCAAGCCTACTTCCGCCTGATTCACGCCGCGATGGGATACGACCCCGAGGACCAAGACCGAATCGACGACCTGCAGGAGCTGATCCAGGCTGCGGTCGCACTGAAAGGATCGACCCAATGAACCGAGATATCCCGATCACAGCAGAGTCGGACGTGCGCGAGACCCCCGATTCGCTCTACCTGCCGCTGGATGCAGAGTTCCGCTTTGATCTGGACGCCTGCGCGACTCACGCTAACGCGCGGTGCCGGCTCTACTGGACAGAGCAGGGCCTGGGCAGCAATGGCCAGATCATTGCCCCCGGCTGCGGCCTGACAGGCACCTGGGAGGGCTCGCGCGTGTGGTGCAATCCTCCGTTCAGCGACATCGGCGCCTGGGTCAACAAGGCCTGGTTTGCTGGCGCTGAAGTGGTCGTGATGCTCGTCCCCGCCACCCGGACAGAGCAAGGCTGGTGGCACGAGTACGTCGAGCCGTACCGCGACCGGCCGCCATCGAACGACGGCTTGCCAACGTTGACCACGCGCTTCATTCCGGGTCGCGTGCACTTCCTGGAGAACGGCCACCCTATCTACAGGAAAAAGAAGGACGGGACCTTGTGGACGGACCCGATCAGTGGCAAGTATCAAGTGAGCAGTCCGAAGTTCGGCTGCGTCCTTCTGATCTTCAGAAAGTAACACAGAGTTTCCGAAAAGAAGCGTTATGGTAAAGTTCATGTTCCTTCAGAAGCTGTTCCTGACCAAGGCGTATCTGTCCACCCTGACGGACGAGCAGGTTGCCATAGGAGCCCTCGGCAAGCACCGAGCGCTGCCCTACCTGAACGAGCGCTGCGACCGAAACTTTGCGATGGCAAAGAAGATGCTCGCCGAGCTGCGCGCCACCGCGGAGAAGACCCAGCTCGTCGTCCCGGCCTACATCTACCGGAGCGAGTGCGCGGCCCGCACGTACGCCGAGCGCCGGCTGTGCCACTGGGTCGACCGGGCAGTCGCAGCCGAGGACGACAACGCGAAGCTGCTCGACCAGATCGACAGCCTGCGCAACGAGCGGAACGAGCTCCTTGACTGCGTCCACGATCTGGCGCAAGCTCTGAAGGCAGTCGCACCCGCAGGAGAGTAAGAACCATGGATCCCGTCGCGCTAGACTTCGAGACTTGTTGCTTCGCGCCGGGAATGATGGCGCCCCCGATTGTGTGCGCGAGCACCTATCACCCCCAGGACGGTCTGCGCTTGTGGACCACGGAGGAGCTGCCCGGCATGTGCGAGCGGCTGTTCTCCGAGCCCGCGCCCGTCCTGGGGCATGGCTTCGCTTACGACGCCTGCTGCATGCTGGAGGAGATGCCGGCAAAGATCCGCAGGCTGCTCTGGGAGAAGTACGAGCGCGACGAGATGCGCGACTCGCTGACGACGGAGCGGATCATCGAGATCGGCACCGGCGTCCGTGGCAAGCTCGCGCTGGACGAGCTGGCGCGTCGCTACGGCATCTCGGTCCAGAAGTCGATTGTCCGGACCGACTTCGGCCGCTACTACATGCAGCCGATCACGGCCTACTCCAAGGAGCACCGGCGCTACATGGGCGGCGACGCGGCCGAGCTGTATACGCTGTTCAAACGGCAGTGGAACCGCGGCATCGTCTCCCAGCGCGACCTCGGCGACCTGATGCGGGGCGACCTGTGGCTCCGCCTGAGCTCGAACTACGGCATCCGGACGGACCCGTCGCGCGTGCACGAGCTGGAGCGCTCCACGCAGGAGGAGGTAGACGAGCTGACCTGGGTCGCCCAGTGCCTCGACGGCGACGGCGTGCCCCTGCCCGACGTGGCCCCGCTGATGCGCGGGAACATCTGGACCAAGGAGGGCGCCCCCAGCGACCCGACGAAGTGGTTCAGCCGCGACATGAAAGCCATTAAAGTGCGCGTTTCGGCCGCCTATGGCCAGAATAATATCCCCCGGACCGACAGCTGGGACGCCGGGCTCGACCGCCAGGGCCGCCAGACGGACCCCCGCGGCATTCCGGGCACCGAGGAGTTTGACCCCCTGTGGGCCATCAGCTGCAGCAAGATTGCGCTGGACGAGAGCGGCGACTTCCTGCTGGAGCAGCTCTCCCGCCTCGGCGAGCTGCTGGCCGTCCGGAACAAGGACGTCAAGATGTTGAAGGGTGGGGTCTATGCCCCTATCCACACGCGCTACGGCTACGCGGCGACAACCCGCACGACGTCGAGCGCCCCGAACATTCAGAACTTCCGCAAGAAGCGCGGCATCCGGGAGTGCCTCATGCCGCGGGAGGGCTGCTGCTTCATCGAGACCGACTACCCGTCGCTGGAGCTGTTCACCCTCGCCCAGGTCTGCGCCTGGAAGCTGAACCGCTTCGATCTCGTCAAGAACATGAACGAGGGCAAGGACTACCACGCCGTGATCGGTGCGGGCATCCTCGGGACGACCTACGAGGACGTGATGGCGCGCAAGTCGTCCGACCCCCGCGTGAAGGCTGCTCGCGATTGCGGGAAGTATGGGAACTATGGCTTGTGCGGGTACATGACCGACCCGGCCACCTTCGCGCTCTACGTGAACCTGGGCTCTCGCACAGACGAGAACCCGCATGGCGAGCGCTGGACCGTCCAGCAGGCTGCCGAGGTCATGGATCTGTGGAAGCGGAATGCGACTGATCCGGTCGCCTTCTTGAAGTACGTCGACACCCTGAAGAACTCGGTCGGCCTCTATGACGTCGAGATCCCTGGTACTACTATTGTGCGCCGTGGTTGCACTCGAACTGCGGCAGCGAACACGCACTTCCAAGGCCTGGGCGCGACTGTCGCGCGGCGCGCGGGCTGGCGCATCGCTCGCCGGCAGTACATCGAGCGCGACATGCCGAGCCGGACGGTCGTGTTCTGCCATGATGCGTTCTTGGCGGAGTGCAAGATCGACGACCGGGACATCGTGGCGGCCATCCAGGAGGAGGAGATGGCCGCCGCTCTCTCCGAGATCTGCCCGGCGATGAAGATCTGGTGCGAGAGCCACGGCAAGCCCCCGAGCCCCATGTCGGTCATTGACAGCGCGGCCCAGGACCACTATTCTAAGTTTGCAAAGTCGAAGCGCGACAGCGCAGGAAGGTTGATCGTGTGTCAGGTATGAGCCACATTCCCCAAGACGACAAGCGGCGCAAGGGCGCCCCCATGTACCGCGGCCTGCTGGGCTACTTCCCGGCCGCGCTGTTCGAGGTCGCCGAGCACTCGCGCGAGTCGAACGACAAGCACAACCCGGGCGAGGAGATCCACTGGGCCCGCGGCAAGTCTGCCGATCACGAGGACTGCATCGTCCGCCACCTGATCGACGCCAGCAAGAAGGGCAAGAAGGGCCGGAAGTACCACCTCCGGGCGCTCGCCTGGCGGGCGCTGGCCATGCTCCAGGAAGAGTGCGAGGCCGAGGGCGCCGAACCGGGCGTGTCGTCGGTGTTCCCAGAGGAGCAGCCGGCGCAGCCCGAGCGCGGCTTCGGCGTCTTCTTCATCAAGACCAAGGAACGGAGCCAGGAGTTCCCTTTCGTGTACGAGAGCCGCGAGGCCGCGCTGGAGGACATTCCGCAGCGCCTCTGGCACGAGTACGAGATCCGGGGCGTGCCGTGAACTCCGGACAGAAGATCCTGGTCGACTGCGACGGCGTGCTGTCCGACATGACGGGCGCCGTCTTGGAGGCCGCCGCGCGGGACGCCAGCATCTACGCCAAGCACGAGGACGTGACGTGCTGGGACTACGGCGAAGCGCTCGGGTGGAAGGATTGGCGCTGCGACGTCGACCGCGCCATCCGCGAGCGGGAGCTGGTCTACCGCATGAAGCCGATCAAGCACGCGCTGGAGTTCCTGCACCTGCTGGAGGATCTACACGGGCCCGAGAACGTCTACGTGTGCACGGCCCCATGGGACGGACGCGGCACGGGCCAGTGGCTGGCGCAGCGCTCGGCGTGGCTGCGCGACTTCATGCAGGTCTCGGTCAAGCGCCAGATCCATTGCGATGCGAAGGAGCTGGTCGAGGGCTGGCTGATCGACGACAAGGCAGAGAACCTGCGCGCTCGCACCTATAAGGTGGGGCAGCCCGGTTTTCTCATTGACAGACCGTGGAACCAGGGCCAAGATGTGGGGAGTCAGCGCGGGACGTTCTCGGACTGCCTGCGCTGGGTTCACAACTGCCACTACAACCCGGCCACCGCCGGTTTTTACAGGAACCTATCGATATGACACCAGAGTTCAAGGACAAGCTCGGCAACCTGATCGCCGTCGGAGACTTCGTCGCCTACCCGTGGCGCCAGTCTTCGAGCTGCGGCCTGACCATCGCGCGAGTCACCGAGCTGCGCTCGGACGGCCAGCTGAAGGTCATCGGCCTCGGCTGGAACGGCAAGAAGCAGCGCGCCGGCACTGTGTCGCGGCTCGACCGCGTGATCGTGCTGTGCGACTCGACCATCCCGGACGCCATCAAGCAGGAGCTGGGAGCGTGAAGCTGGAGTTCGAGGGCGAAGCGCGGCCGGCGAAGAAGCCGTCGGCCACATCCTTCGCCGAAGACGCCTTCGCCGCGCAATGGGACGCACAGACGATCATGCCTGTCGCCCCAGAGCGCGAGTTCAAGTTCCACCCCGAGCGCCGTTGGCGTTTCGACTTCTGCTGGCCGGCCCTGAAGTTGGCCGTCGAGATCGAAGGTCGGGGTCGCCATCAGACCTTCGTCGGCTTCCGCAACGACTGCGAGAAGTACAACGAGGCTTTACGACTCGGCTGGCGCGTGCTACGCTATCCTGCGAGCGATCACAAGCCCAGCAAGTCGCGCAAGATCTGGCCGGACGGCGCGCGGGATTGGGTTCTCGACGTTTTGGAGGTAGCCTGTGCCGCGAAGTAAACGAGCGTTCCTGTTCCCTGATCTCCACGCCCCGTATCATGACGAGCAAGCGTTCTCATGCGCCCTCGCCGCGATTCGAGGCTGGGAGCCCGACACCGTGATCGTCCTGGGCGACTTCGGCGACTTCTACAAGGTGTCGTCGTTCAACCTGGACCCGCGCCGAAAGCTCTCGTTCAAGGACGAGATCGACAGCGCTCGCGCGTGCCGAAAGCGCCTCGACGCCGCGTGCAAAGCCGCCGGCTGCAAGGACAAGCGGTTCCTGCAGGGCAACCACGAGGTCAGGCTGGACACCTACCTCTCGAAGCGCGCGCCCGAGCTGGTCGAGGTCCTGGACGAGGAGGGCGTGGACTGGCAAGGCCTCCTGCAGCTCGACCAGAGCGGCTGGGCCGTCACCCCCTACAAGCGCTCGATCCAGCTCGGGAAGCTGCGCATCAGCCACGACGTGGGGCGCGCGGGCGTCTACAGCGCTCGCCAGTCGCAGCTCGACATGGGCTGCTCGGTGGCCTTCGGGCATACGCACCGGCTCGCCGCGCACTACCAGGGCACCATCGACGGCCCGCGGCATGTCGGCCTGACGTGCGGCTGGCTCGGCGATCCGGAGTTCATCGACTACAACCACCGCGACCGCGTGCAGCGCGACTCGATTCACGGCTTTTGCACCGTCCACGTCTTGCCAGATGGCGAGTTCTGGGCTAACCTGGTCCCTATCATCGACGGCCGTTGCATCGTTGACGGCCAACTAATCAAAGGGTAATGAACATGGCTACTGTGAACCTGACCGTTGAAGTTCCGGACGACGAAGTTGCGCAATTCCGGCGCGAGCTGGTGGATCTCTGCTTCGACTTCGGCCTGCCCGTGGATGACGAAGACGAGTTCGAGGAGGACGACACCGACCCCTGCATCGAGCTCCCGCCCGCGCACAGCGCCGAGGAGGAGGCCAACCTGCGGGAGTTCCTCGAAGGCCTCTGCATTGTCGTCGTAGTCGACGGCTGAAGACCGGGCGCTGAGAGTACAACTGCGCCGACCGCTGGCGGCCGCCGGCAACTGGTAAGTCAAGACCTCTCTCGTGGCGGGTGCGAAAAGCCCGCCCCCTACTACCGCCGCAAGGCCTCCCGCTTCCGTTGCTCGCGCGCCTCCCGCTCCTTATCTGCCAGGCTCGCGATTCGCTCCTCGGACATGGGAACGTACGTCTCGATCACGCCGTAGCCGAAAGCGTCGGCCGCGTGGTCTTCCTTCTGCTGGTGGTCGTCTCGGTCGTCGTTCCAGACCAGGCGCCCGAGCTCAGCCCCGAGGCACGCCGCGCCCTCGTAGACGAAGATATGGCCAATCCCGAACAGATCATTGATCGTGTGGATGCGTGGGCGCTTGTTGCCGAGCGCGTTCTTCTGCGCTGCCAGCATGGGCACGCCGAACTGACTCGCGAAGCTTTCGACGACCTGCTTGGACGCGCCGCCGCCGCTGTCGCCCACGACAGTCCCGACGCTGTAGGTCGTGCGCAATTCCTTGATGCGCTCCGCCAGCTTGGGCAGCTTCCAGTGCTGTCGCTTTTCGGCGTAGAGAACGTGAACCCGTTCTCCGCGTACCACGCGCGTCGAGCCGTCCTCCTGCTCGTACGTCTCCTCGAAGTCGCACAGCCGTAGAACGACGATGGCCGTGTGATCTTCCCAGCCGAAGTCGACCGCCATGATCGTGCGCCCGAGCCACGGTGCGGAGCTGTCCGGGAGCAGGATGCCGGCGTAGTTGCCGTAGCACTTGAGCTCGGAGGGCAGACACCACTGGGCCAAGACCTCGCGCCGGAACCGAGAGTCGTCCCGGCTGAGATAGAGCCGGTTCTTCAGATCTTCCTCGATGCTGTTTTCGGCCTTGCTCTTGCCGTTCGCCTCCAGCACCTGGAAAACGGGGTTGTCGTAGATCAGGCCGAAGTGCCGGCTCGCGCCGTACATGTTCCGGCCAGTGACGGCGTCCGTCTGGGTCGTGCACTGCCACCAGAAGTCGGGCTCTGGGTCGCTCGGGTCGCCCGGGATAGGGCCTGGCGTGCCGGCGAGCGTACATCCCGAGCCCGGCATCCCGCGATAGCGCCGCATGGCCTCCCAGGCGCAGGAAAGGACCCCCTCCTTCAGGACCTTCGACTTGGGAACGCCGCACTCGTCGAAGTACGCCGCGAACAGGTCCTCGCCGCGCAGCTTCTGGACCTCGGCCTCGTTGGACATGCCCATGATGCGGATCGCCCCGCCGTTGGGCAGGGTGATCCGCTTGTGCATGCCGTTCCAGTCCCAGGCCAGCCCACAGTCGCGCTGGAGCTGGCGGAAGATGGGAAGGAGAATCTCCTCTCCGCGGCTGATGGTCGGGGCAACGTAGGCCTGGACGGTTCCAGGCCTCGCGTGCTCAATCATCCGGGTCGCTAGGGCGTCCGTCTTCCCATGTCGGCGACCCGCCAGGTACGTGATCAGCGCCGCTCGGTCCCGGATGTAGGCCGTCTGGAGCGGGGTCGCTCGCTGGATCAGGCGCGGGCTGCTCGTCGCCTTCTCCTTGCGTGAGAAGAGGAATCTCTTTGCTGCTAGCGAATGCATTGATCAGGTCCTCGGCGATGTCGTCGTTCGGGGCAATCTCCCAGGCGCTCTCGTTGGCCTGCTTCTCCAGCCGCTCGATGGCCCAGGCGGCCGGGAGGACGTCCTCCTCGGTCTCCTCGGTGTCGCCGCCCGGCTTGGTCACCGTCTTGCGCTTCGTGCCGCCGTTGGCCGCCGACTCGATGCGCAGCTGGTTCTCCGCCGCCTTCTCGGCCCTGATCTCGGCGATGCGCCAGGCCAGCTCGGCCGCGTAGGGGTCGGGGCAGTCGTACGTCTGGCCGAGCGCGTACCAGTAGAGCAGATCGGCCGGATAGATGTTGCACGCCTTGGCGACCTTCTTCAGGTCGTTCGGCAGCTTCTCCACCCACCGGCAGATCTGGTCTACGCGGCGCTGGGTCAGGAGACCGGAGCGTCGCCGGTTCACGGCTTAGTCCTCCAGCGCGAATTGGCAGTCTTCCGAGGGCGTGAGCCGGTAGAAGATGCCGAAGCGGCGGAAGCGGCAGCTCGTGATGGGGTTCAAGCAGATCAGGTCGCCCTTGCGCTGCTTCGGCGTCCAGCGGACCGGCTTGGTGTGCACGAAAGGTTCCTCCCGCTTCCCTTCCGTGCGCTCGCCCCAGCGCTGCGTCCCCTTGGTGCGCTTGAAGGTGCCGCCGCCAGCGTCCAGGCAGCGCTCCAGCACGACCCGAACGATGCCGTCCGAGCCGCCGTCCACCGGCATGCCGTCCGACAGCATGTCCTCGGGAAGCAGGAGCCCGCCGTACATGTGCGCCTCGAACTCCTCGCGCGCTCGCTTGGTCAGCACCCAGTCATTGACAGCGCGCAGGCCTTCGTCAGGCTTGCCCAGGTTCGTGACGACTGCGGCGATGCTGCGCATCTCGGCCAGAAGGCAGATCTCCTTCTTCAGGGCCACGACCTTCGACATGCTGAACAGCGGCAGGGCCACGATGTCGCCCGGCTTCAGCGCAGTCATGTCGGGGCAGTCGGCCGTTCCTTCACCGACGGCCACGACCTCGCCGATGCAGGTCCGGTCGTGCCGCTCGCCGGTCATGACCCCAGGCCCGATCAGGGCGCTGTCCGGAGTGATGATCGTCGAGCTGTTCCAGGCCTGCTCCAGGTCCTCGCGCGGGCGTAGCGTTACGTAGCTGTTGAACGGTCGCATTACTTGCTCCTCCGAAGCTTCCGCTCCTGTGCCTGCGTCTGGCGCTTCACCAGCTCCAGCTCTCGCTCGAACTCCTGCTCCTCGGTCAGCTTCTTGGGGACGGGGCGCTTGCCCGCCAGCGGGGTCTTGTCGAGCGGCAGGCGCTTGTCGGCGGGTGCCGGCGTCTTGCCCTTCTTCTCGATCTTGCCGCCGAGCTTGGCGACGCGCGCCAGCTCCTTGTCCTTGACCTCCTGGTACGCCTCCTTCAGCGTCTTGGTGTACTTGTTCAGGGTCGGGTGCTTGCTCGCCTTGATCAGCGCCCAGATCTGGCCCGCTGCTTCGTCAGCGATGCCCGCCAGCGGGGTCGTCTTCAGCTTGCCGGCGATGGCGGAGACCTGCGTCGCCTCCTCGGCCTGCGCCTGCGCTGCGGTCTGCTGCTCGGCAACCTTGCGGTCTCGCTCGGCCAGCTCCTTGCGCAGCTTCAGCACTTCCACCTGGCCGGGGTCGAGGCCCTTCGCCGCGCGCGCCATGTTCGCGACGATGTTCTCGAACTTGTCCTCGAACATCAGCTCGATGGCCGCTCGGGCCGCCATGTGGTTGCCCTTGTGGTACTCGTTGAAGCCGGCGACGATGGGGCCGTACGTCTCCTCGGCTCCGCTCTGGAGCTTCGTGGCGTTCGTCTCCTTCTCCGCTGCGGTAGCCAGGGCCGTGTCGGCCTCGGCCTTCGCCTTGCGGGCGTTGCGCTCGGCGACGCGCGCTGCCTTGAACTGCTTGTTGTTCAGCTTGAAGATGGCCGGGTCCTTGCCAAGCTTCTCGGCCAGGCCCTTCAGATCTCCGCCGTCCAGCAGCTCGGCCAGCTCGTCCTTGAACGTCTCGACATCGGCCGAGGCTGCGGGACTCTCGTCCTCCAGCTCGTCGTCTTCCGACTCTCCGTCCTCGATCTCTTCGCTTTCGTCCTCCGACTCATCGTCGGCCGCCGGATCGCTGTCGACGTCAGCTCCCGGGGTTGCCTCTTCGGTCTCGACGTCTCCGTCGGATCCCTGGTCGGCTTCCAGCTCGGCCAGCACTGCCGCAAAGTCGGCGTCGCTGCCCGCGTCTTTTTCGATTGCCATACTACTCCGTTGGTGTCATGCTCCTGGGCATGTGGGTTGTTGCACTGATCGGGTTCTATCTGCTGTGGCGCGTCGTCTGCGCCTTCACACTGGCAACCCACCCGGAGAGCTGCCAGTGTCCGAAACACGTTAGACGGGCGGGCCGCCCGCTGGCGCCGGAGGAGCTGTACCCCCTGCACCGCCGGCTGGGGCTTCCACTCCCGGGAACACAGACGCCGGGTCCACAGTCCCCGAAAGGGACGTCTGAGCCTGCGCTGAAGCCTGGTCAATGTAGGCCTGAACTTCGTCGAGGAATCGCGTGAACCACGAGAGCCGGTCGCCGGGGGCGCCCTTCGTGCGCGCGATCAGGAGGGCCTGCGCGACGGTCTTGGCCGCCGACTGCAGATCCATCCACTGGATCGGGCCCTGGTACTTCACGGTGTCGGCGTGAAGCCACATGTCGATCTGGCGCTCCAGCCAGTTCTCCTGGGCGAGAGCGAGCTGGCTCTTGGCCTTCTCGTCGTAGTCCTGCTGGAAGCCGAGGAGCTCCGCACCGGTGATAAGGCCGGCCTGCATCCACTCGTCCGCTCGGTCGAGCCGGGCCTTCGGCGACTGCTTGTCCTCGGAGACGGGCGCAATGCTGATCGTGTAGCGCTCCAGGTCGAGGTCGAGATCGGCCAGCTTGACCTCCTCGACGTAATCGCCCTTGGCGTAGATCCGCTTGTACTCCGGGACCTCCTCGATCATGTCTTGCAGCGCCCAGACGATCAGACGCGCGCTGGAGCAGGTGCGCATGTCGATCAGCCGGCGCTCGTTGTCGGCGAACCGCTCCGTGAAGAGGGCCGCGACCATGTTCTCGTGCTTGCCGCTGGTCGTGCCGGTCGCGCGCTTGGCGCTCGTGTGCTGATCGCTGATGCCGGAGACGTCGTGCGCGCCCTGCTGGTGGAACAGAAGCAGGTCGACCGACTGGCTGTTGAACTTCGGCGGAGCAACCACCTGGATGCCGTCGCCCAGGTTGCCGGTGCCCGTGAGCTCGACCAGCGTCCAGCCCTTGGTCTTCTCCAGGTCGCCGGGCTTGGCTGCGCCCTTGCGGAACATGACCATACCCTGCGGCGAGTTGCGCTCGGCCGCGTCGACATCGGCGATGATCTGATTGATGCGCAGGCACTGGTTGTAGATGCAGCGCGTCAGGCTCACGCCCCACTTGCCGTACAGCGAGCGCTCGTAGTGCCAGAAGGCGACGGGCGGGCGGTCGCGCTTGTACTCGCGATCATCCTTCAGAATCGTTCCGTCCTTCAAAACGAACATCTCCCGGCCGAAGTTCTTCCCGCCCAGCGCTACGCGCCAGCCCTGGCACACCTTCACGCCGCGCTCGGGCTTGACGTCTCCCGTGATGTCGTTGATGCCGTCGGGCATCACGTCCTCGTTGTCCAGGATCTCGTCCTCGAAGTCGGGGAAGCGGACGATCAGCTCCTCGGTGTTGTACCAGCTCGTGCGGACCAGCGAGATGATCCGGCCGTACTTCCCGGACGTCTCGACGCCGCACGTCAGGGTGTCGTCCAGCTCGCAGATGATCGCGTCCGGCCCCGGCAGGAAGAACACGCCGAACGAGCCGACGCAGGACATGGCGAGCAGAGCGCCGTGCCGGAACAGCTCGTGCAGGTTCGCGAACTGGCCCTGGGGAAGGCCGTACTCCGCGCACACGAGCCGATCCAGACGGACGGCCTTCGTGCGGGTCGTCCAGTCGCCGCCGTTGCTCATGAACTGCGGGAGCGGGCTGTCCTGGGCGGTCATCTTCGACAGACCCGTCTGCACGATGCTGCGGCAGGTGTTCCGGACGATGGGAACTTCCAGGTCGCGGAAAACTTCGTCGTTGTCGTGGACGTAGCCGCGCTCATCGAACGACGTCAGCTCGACGCCCTCGAACAGCGAAGCGAAGCACAGGGCCTCGGTTCGCCGGCCCGCATTGTCCTGGATCGCTCGGTCGCACTCAGACAGCAGCGCCTGTGCAGCCTCCTCGGGCTCCAGGCGATACCACTGATCTCGACAGCTCGTCGCGTTGTGGTAGGAGGGCATGCGTTAGGGCCCTTACGGTGCGCAGTTCCAAGTAGCCGTGACCTGGAAGCCGTTGGTCGAGCCCGCTTCGATGCTGCGAGCAGTGGAGGGCAGCGCGGTCAGGATGGCCGGACACGCAGCGCCGGCCGCGGGAATCACGAGGGTGTTGCTCGTGCCGTTGGCGTCGAGCCAGATGATCGAGCCGCCGGCCGCGGGGGCCAGGTAGAAGATCTTGGCCGGAAGGTGGTTGACCCCTTGCGGATTGGCCGAGATGGGGCTGGGCGTGGCGTCGCACAGGATGACCTGCGCGCCTGCGGTGGTGAACGTGCGCGCGAGCTGGGCAGTATCCCGGTCGCTGCGAATAGAATCGAATGCCATTGGCTTTAGTATACCTCGGTTGGGCCGGCTATGCCAGCGTTATCGGATGGCCGTCGGGCCGTTGGAGAACCCTGCCGTAGCGGAAGGGGGTGCGATCACGCTCTCGCCGCCGAGAGACTGAGCGCTGGGCTGCTTGTTTCCGGCGCGCTGCTGCGCCATCAGGTTGGAGAACTGCGGACTGAACGAGCGGCCGAGAGCGGCGCCCATGTCGAACACGTTGTCGAGGTAGCGCTTCGTCTCGAAGTCTACCGTCGGGCCCGCCTGCGCGAGCGTGCGGAAGGTCTCTGCGAGCAGGCGCGAGTGTACGTCCGGGTGTACGGCCTTCAGCGCCTTGATCGCGCTCGGGCCCGCGGACATCGACGCGACGTCGCGCACAGTGTCGAGCGGGTGCCAGACGGCCTCCCACACCGGCGCGTACTGCAGGATCGCGATGTCGTCGGGCTGGTCGCCGTCCGGGTTGAACATCGACTGCCCCATGGTCGGCGGGGCGTTCTCCAGGAGGTACTGCACTCCGATCTGCATGCGCTGGATCAGCTTGGAGGCCACTTCCGGGTGTCCGGCTTCCGCCAGCGGCTGGAAAGCCTGCGAAACGCGCTCGATGAAGGCCTCCGGATCGGTCGCGAGCTTCTTCAGGTCGCCGAACTTCGCCAGATAGGCCGTCTGCAGGTCCGGATAGTCGCCCTGGAAGCGGGAAACAGCCGGCGGCAGGCGCATGATCGAGGCGTTCGGGTTCGCCAGCGCCAGCATTGCACGCTCGGTCGTCTCCCGGCCGTGCTGGTCGAGCTCCCGAATGGCCGCCGTCTCCGCCGCAACGTGCGCGATGCCGAGCGCGCCGCCCGCCATGGCCGTTCCTGCGATGGCCTCGCCGGTCGTCTCCTTGCCCGCCTGCACGACCTTGCGCCCGGTCGCCTTCAGCCGCTCGGCGATGTCGCCAGCGCCTGCGCCCTTGAACTTGCCGGACACTCGGTCGGCGTTGCGGGCCGCGATGTTCGCCTTCAGGTCGGCGATGGCCATGGCCCGAGACTCGCGACCCACCGGCGTCAGCAGATCGGCCGCGACCTTCTTCAGACCCCGGCCCGCGATGCCGCCCACCACAGCCCCAACGGGCCCGCCGACAGCTCCGCCGATAGCCGCGCCGCCCGCGCCGCCGATGGCCTCGCCGAGTTCGTCGTGAATGCCGGCGCCTGCGCCCTTCTTCAGGATGGCCCCGTGCACGTCCTGCAGCTTCGTCAGCCGCTTGATCTCGCCGAGCGCCTCCTTCAGGTCGCCGGTGTCCTTCAGGACCTGGCCCACCGCGTCGCGCGTGCCGGGGCCGCCGATCTGCAGCTTGATCTGGCTCATGGCCTCGGTCTTGGCGATGTCGTTCTCCAGAGCTCCAATCACCTGCCGGCGCTGGCTCGGGTTCATGCCCAGCACGCGCTCGACGATATCGCCCTTCATCTGGAAGACGGGCAGCGTCCCCCACTCGGTGCGGTAGCTGCCGGCGGCGCCCGGCGCCCGCTGCATCAGCTCGGACTGCCAGAGCGCGCGGGAGTTGATGATCCCGTCCTTGCCCGACCAGAGGGCGTTCTCCTCTGCCTGCTTCTGCGCCCAGTTCTTCCCCCAGATCTTGGGGTCGATCAGCTCGGCCCGCGTGGGCTCCAGCACTTCGTCGATCATCTTCACGTTCGCGCGCAGCGGGTCGGAGCCCTTGGTCGCTGGGCTACCGAACTTCTCGCGCAGGTCGTCCAGGTGGCGCTTGTAGCTGTCGACGGCGATGGCCGCGTCCTCCACGTCCCCCGCGGCGAGCGTCGCACGCAGGTTGCCCGCCTGGGCGCGCAGCGAGCGGCTGGCGGCCGGGCTCGGGGCGCTCGTGTGGCTCGTGTCGACCAGCTTGGCGGACAGAGCGTCGGCTTCGTCGGCGTACTTGTTGACGGCATCCGAGATCAGGTCGACGTCGGCGTCCTGCATCTTCCCGAAGATGTCGGCCTTCTTGTACTGGATGGCGTGCGCCTTCTGGAACGAGCCCTCGCGCCCGAACAGGTTGTTCCCGGCCTGGTAGCCAAGATCATTCAGCTCGGAATTGATCTGCTCGGCGTTCTGGGCGTAGTAGCGCGCCTCGGCCCGGGTCGGCGTGATGCGCTCGACCTCGGCCGCCGTCGCTGCCTTCGCCTGACCGCGCGCCAAGGTGTCTGCAGGGCCGCCGTGTAGCCCCTGAGCGACATCGGCGACGCCCTGCTCCGCCCGGCGGAAAAGCTTACCAGCGAGGCGCCCAACGCCCAGGAATGCGGCACCCTCCATGAGGCCCTGCGCGATGTTCCCGATCTCCACGTCCCGGTCAGTCTGGGCCGCCTGGCTGAACTCCTGCGCGGCCGCCTGCGCGAGCGTCCCGGCAGCGAACGCCGCCCGGCCGCCCCACGCAGCTCCGACCAGCGGCGTAGCCGCACCGCCCGTCACAGCCTCGGCCGCGATGCTCGGGAGCAGGGTGCCGGCGACGTTCGCGGCGCCCTTCAGGATCGGGTTCTCCTGGCCGAGCACCTGGGAGCGCGCGCGCCGGCCGGCGAAGTCTTGAATGTCGGTGAAGGGCAGCGACTGGACCTGGCCGAAGGTCGCGCCCGAAAGCGCCTGCTCGCCGAGCCCGAGGGCCTTCTGGCTCATGCTCGACGCTGCGTGTCCCGCGCGAGCGCCCTCGATCTCCTCGCGAGTCGCCGGGCGCAGGTGCGTCTGGGTGGTGCCGAGGCTGTCGTCCTGCAGCGTCACTAGCTCGTTCGTCTCGGGGTCTACGTATGCGTAGCCCTCGACGCCGTCTGCAATCTTTGCGTATTCAGCCATGTTACCTTACGATGGGGGTGCGGCCGCTCTCGACCGTGTTGGGCCGGCTGCCCATGGCCTTCGCCGCGAACCGGTACTTGCCGCCGGGGTCTGCCGCGTTCATGACCTCGCGCACACGCTGCTGGAACAGCGGAATCTCGCTGTCGTTCTTGGGGAACGCGATGGCCGACAGGCGCTGCTGCGTCTCCTGGCCGTTGGGCTCGGATGCCCAGTCGGCACGGTTGAGGAGCTCCCACCGCGACTTGAGCGCATCGACTCGCGCCTGTCCGGGCGTGCGCGCGTGGCCTCGGGTGATCATGTCCTTGGTCTGGTTCCAGCCTTCGTCGAACCAGCCGACGTTGTCTGCCAGCGTGCCGTCCTTCACCAGGCTTTCGGCCTCGGAGGCGAAGTTCGACAGATCGGAGACCTTGCCCACGCGGGCGTATTCCTTAGGGTCGGTGACGTCCACGCCGCCGTATGCCGCGGTGTTCGGCACGAGCTGGTTCTGGGTGCGGGTCTGGACCTGGCGCGTGACCGTGTCCGCAGTCATCTTGGCCGCGTCGAGCTTGTTCTGGGCGACCTTCGCATCGACCTGAGCCATTACGCCGGCCGCGCCCTTCTGCACGAGATCGGCCTTCTCGAACCGCGTCTGGCTCTCGATGGTGTCGTTAACGGCCTGGTACATGCGGGCCTTCAGCTCCTTCTGAGCTGCTTCGGCGGAACCGAGCTTGCGCGTCAGCTCCCGGTAGACGGCGCTGTTCTGCGCAATCTGGTCGTTGGCGTCTTCATCGATCATCTTCGTGATCGAGTCCAGGAACGGGTTGTTCCGAGTCATGCCGCGACCCATCATCCAGCCGCCGGCCATGGCCGCGATTGCCGAGCTGATGCCGAATAGAAGGCCGTGGTCGCCGCGGAACAGCGCCGCCCGATCAGGCTTGAACTGGGCGTTCTGCTCCAGGCGCTGGGTCGTGTCGCGCACGATCTGGTCCTGCACGTTGCGCTGGCCCCAGGCCTCGAAGTATTGGTTCACGCCCCGGCCGTAGGCGTCCGTCGCCTGCTTACGCTCCAGGTTGGCGGTGTCGGTCAGCTGCTGGACCTGGGCGTTGCCCGCCGAGGTCGCGGCCGCGTTGGCTTCGCCGGTAGCGCTCTGGATCGCAGCCTTGCTGCCCTTGTCCAGGCCCTGCGTCCCGGTCGTCTTGTCGGTAGTCGTGCTCGTCGCGTTGATCATCGACGGTTGCATCGACGCCGCGCGCGCCTTCGCCGGGTCCGGAGGAGCCGAGGACGCAGCAGCGCCGGCCGCATTGCGCGAGGTCTTCATGATCTCGGCAGGGTCGGGAGGCACAGCCGCGCCAACGGACGTGATGTCGCCGAGCCCGTCGGCAGACTGGGGCGCCGGCTTCGGAGGAGCTCCGGGAGCTGCCGGCGTGGCGAGCGGATTGCCCGCCAGCGGGTCAGCGCTCGGCGGCTTGCTCATGTCGACCGCCAGCGGGCTCGGGGCGAGCGCACTTCCGCCCGCGGCCTGCGCCGGCTGGTCGCGCAGCTTGCCGGTCGGGTCCGGCCACTTCTGCCCCAGGTCGTCGATGAAGTCGCCGCCGTTGGGGTCGCCGTAGATCGGATTCGGAACCCAGCTCGCCATTATGCCACCGCCGCAGCGCCGAGCTGAGCCAGAGAGCCGATGATCGGGATAGCGTAATCCATGACGCCCTTCTTGGATGCGATGCTGGCGACCTTGATCTGGGCCGCGATGTTCGCATCAATGCCGTAGGTCTTGACCCAGCGGTCGAACTCCGCCTCCTGCTGCTGCGAGGAGAGCTGACCCCAGTTGAAGTTCTGGGACGCGAGGTCGCGCGCCATCTGGCCGAGCAGCTCCTGGTTGCGCTGGTCGAGCTCCAGTTGCTGGCCCGTGAGCTGGGAGACGTTCTGAATGAGCGCGCTCGCCGCCTGCTGGTTCTGGGCAGCGACCTGGACGTCCTGGCCTCGGCCCTGAAGCGCCGTCGTCCCCACACCCTGGGCGACGCTACCGGCCGCCTGGGTGCGCTGCAGGGTCTCTGCGGTCGCAGCCTGGGCGGCAGCCGCCTGGAGCTCAGGCGCGGCATTCTGAGCGTTGCGCAGAGCCTCCTGGACGGCACCCGGGCCGCCGGCAGCAGAGCGCGCGAGCGCCAGCTGATTGCGCAGGACCTGAGAGCCGAGCCGCTGGGCGGTGTTCGGGCCATTCAGCAGCTGGTCGTAGACCGTGCGCTGCATGCCGATGCTGTCCTTGACGTCCCCGAGGCCTCGATCTGCTAGGCCCTGATCGATGGTGGGAGCGGGCCCCAGCGCGCCCTCGGCCTGGTTCGCCGCCTGGTTGGTGGCGTTGGCGTTGGTCAGCGGCGAGCCGTTCAGCCCGTTGACGGTCGCACCGAACTGATCGGTCGAGGCCTGCTGCCGGCGGGTCAGATCTGCCTGAAGCTGGCCGGTGCCCTGGCTCGTCTGAGCGTTCAGCATCCCGTTCCCGCCGCCTGCGCTGGCGTCCGGGGCGACCGTGAAGGGCGTCGAGGAGCGCTGCACAGGGCCGCCGTTCGGAATCGTCTCCGCGCCGTTGCCCGTCACGCCCTCGCCGAAGTTCTGGTAGACGGACTGCGTCCCGGTCGCGCCTACGAGCGGGACATTGTTCGCCCCGAGCGGCGTGGAGGTGACCTCCTGCATCGCGCTCCCGCCCGGGAGGACGGTGCCGTCTGCCAGGACGTGCACGCCGAAGTTGTGCGGGGTCGAGACCTGGAAGCCGCTGGCGGTTCCGCCCTGGCTGACGGGCGTGCCGTAGGCCGGGAGCTGGTTGCCGTTGGCGTCCAGGCCTTGGTTGCGGAGCCACTCGGCCTTGCGCAGGCGCGCTTCATCGATCTGCTGTGCAGAAAGAGCTGGCGCTTGCGCCGGTGCTGCAGTACCTTCCCCGAGGAAGTCTGCCTGATTCGCGTCGTATGGGTTCGTTGCCATTATCGCTGGCTCCCGGCACCCTTGCGGGTGGTGAACTCGTCAGCCTCTACTTCCAAAGATACCATATGCATGCGCATTCCGCCAGTGTCCGTTCCGTTGGACATATCAAAGCGCAGCGCGAACCTGTCGACACTGCACGTGTTTGGCTTCCAGAGAAGCGTTACGGGGTCGCCCGAGGCCAGCGCAGACCCGCTGACCGGATTGCCGAGGTCGGTGGCCGCCGAGGTGACTGCGAACGAGCCCAGGCTGGTCCAGGTCTTCCCATCATCGAGCGAGATGAAGGCCTCGACCGTGCTGTCGCCCAGGTACGTCCCGAGGAGCCCGATCTTGGCGATGTTGCCGTTCCCCATGCCGCCGAACAGCTTGAAGTCGCCGGTCCTGGGCGAGAGGGTGGGCATCGTGCCGCCCGCGCCGATGGCCGCGTTCTCCAGGAAGGCGCGACCCGTCGTAGCGACGTAGGCCAGGCGGCCCAGGTACTCGCAGACCGTGCGCGTGGCCCCGACCCGATCAACGCTCCAGATGCCGCGCCGGAGATCGTAGATCAGGATCACGCCATCGTCTGCCGCCGAATTGGTGCAGGCGAACGCCACGCGCTGGGTCGCGCTGCACAGACAGGAGCCGACGATCACAGGGTAGGTTACCAAGGTGTCCCGCACGGGCTGTCCGACCCACGTACACGAGCCGTCCAGGCCGAGCATGAAGATCTTATCGGTGTCGAGCTGGAAGAACGTGCCCTTGCCCGTCTCGCAGATCGAGCGCCAGTCGATGCAGCCGCCGTCGGTGAAGATGGCGCGCGGCGTGAAGAACTCGCCGTTGCCGTTACGCTGCGGGCCCTCGCCGGGAATCTCGTAGATGCCGCTGGCCGTGAAGGCGATGTACGAATCGCCGGGGCAAGCGACGCCGGTGCAGGGCTCCGGCAGCCGTGCCTGGAACGAGAAGTTGTTCGGGCTCGCGTTCTCGATGGGTTCGCCGGGGAACGCCAGCTGCGAGAGCTGCACGAGGTAGGGGTCCGGCAGCCCGCCGAAGATCATCCGGTCCTTGCCGGCTGCGATGAAGCGGCAGGGCTGCATTGCGACGTTGGCGGTCGGCTTCTGGCTCTGGGTGTAGAGCACGGGCCGCACCTGCGACGCCGCGTCCGACAGAATGTCGTCAGCGTTCGCAACGTCGGCGTAGGTCGCCGAGCCTGCGGCGGTCGTCTCGCACACCCGGAAGAACACCGAATCACTCGGGTTCGAGCGGTAGATCACGATCTTGCAGCTGTTCGCGTCACCGATCAGCGAGGAGCGGCGCAGGCTGCGCGGGGTCGAGACCTGCGGGAGGACCTCGTTGTTCGCGCCCGTCAGCGTGACCGACTTGGGCGTCGAGGGCGTCGAGCGATGGATCCGGCCCTGGGTGTCCTGCCACTCGTACACCGCAACGTAGGTGTAGGTCGCCAGCAGCGTCAGCGCGCCAGCGCCGCCAGTCGCCTGGGTGAGCGACTTGATCACAGGCGTGTCGAGGAATCCCGACTCCGCCGCGACCATGCCTCGGTCGTAGTAGTAGGTAAAGCCGCCCGCGATGTAGAGCGCGCCCTGCATCTCCGCGCACTGGCGCCGGGCGTTAGAGCCGGCCTTGAACTTCACGACCTGCAGCGTGCCTCGGCCTGCAGTGCCCACCGCACTCTCGTCCACAGCGCCGGCACAGGCCCAGTAGGTCCCGGAGCCGTCGGTCGCGATGCTGGAGCGGCCGTGCTTGTTCGAGCTGGAGCTGGGCGCGTCGAGCTTGTCGGCGAAGCCGTAGTTCCAGCGCGCGGCCGTGTGCTGGGTCTCCTCGATCAGGCTGATGCACGTGGCGTAGACCTGGTCGGTGCCGCTCGTGTTGCCTCCGACGATCATGGTCCCGAGGCCAATCCCGACGTTGAACCGAGAGTCCAGCGCCATCGCCTGGGTCTTGCTCGCGATCCGGATGTTGCCCCCGCGAGCGTTGTTGATCAGCGTGTGCGCGGCCACGTACTCGAAGATCCCCCAGTTCGTGTCGTCGATGCCGAGCGATCCCGAGGTCGTGCCGTGGACAGTGACGTACTGCGTTGCGTTCAGCGACTCGAAGTGCACGGAGGGCGTGCCGACGATATTGGCCGTGACGACAGAGCCCGCCGGCCCCATGACAGTAGTCGGCCCAACGACCACGCCGGCCGAGACGTTGATGCCATAGGTCCGCATCTCGATATTGTTGCCGTTGGTGAAGCACCAAACGACCTTGGTCCCGTCCGAGATCACGCAGCTGTTCCCGTTGCGGGCAGCTACGCTCGTGACGCTGGTCGCCGCGAAGGCGATGGTGTAGCGCCGGAGTCGCATCGTCGAGTCTGACGTGTTCGAGAACGAGATCAGCCAGTCGGTCGTGCCGCCACCCACCGGCGCCAGATCCCAGCCGAAAGAGTCGCCGAGAATCGTCGTGATGAAGGTGTTCCCGACGCTGAAGCCCGAGGAATATGCGGTCGTGTCGAACGTGTAGCCGGTCATGCTGCCCGCGGTGTCGCGAGTGATGATCACGAACTTGTTTCCGATGGCGATGCAGCGGATGCTGTCCAGGCTGGTCGCGCGCTTGAAGGCCACGACGGTGTTGCTCGCGCAGTCGAGGACGTAGATCGACCCGGCGTTCGAGGTCGCGTCGACAGAGCAGAAGCAGAGAGCTCCGTTCGTGTAGGCGATGTCGGAGTTCGACATCACGTTGCCATAGGGCGCCTGATACAGGATCTCCAGCTCGGTCACTGGCGAGATCAGGTGATAGTTGACGTTCGCCTGCGCCGCCCAGCCCGAGGCCGTGTAGACGAAGGGATAGTACGGGTGCCGGTCCGAGAACCCGGTGTCGAACGCCCCGAGCGCCACGAGCTGATCGTGGTAGCTGGTCAGATCGAAGATGTCGACGCCGAGGTCGCTCGGCAGAGTGTGGTTCGACAGCTGGGTATAGACGGGCCGGACTTCGATGCGCCCGTCGCGCGTCAGACGCCCGTCGAACAGCGCGCGCAGCTCTCCCGGCTCCAGGAGCGTCCGATCTGCTCCTTCGTTCTGGCCGCCATTCAGCGGAAACTCGAATACGCGCGTACCCATGTCTTACTCCTCCCGCGCGAGCGTGCGCTGGCCGTCCAGGTCTCGTTCGATGCGCTCGACGCGCTTGTCCAGCGCCGTTACGGTAGCTTCCAGCCGGCCGACTGCGACCCGCATCTCCACGCCACCGAGCAGGAACGCGATGGCCAGAGCGATCACGATCTGGTTGACATACTTCGACATTAGCTGTACTCCTCCACAATCCACTCGCCACGGAAACCGTCAGCGCCGGCAGCAGCCGTCGCCGTAGTGCCATTCGCCCGCCCGCCGCCGCCCGCTCCAGGGCCCTTGCCCGCGGTGCCGGACACTGCCGAGCCCGCAGCTGGAGCGATGCCCCCGCGGCCGCCAAAGCCCATTGGGGTACTCGCGCCGTCGCCGCCGAAGCAGGGGGTCGTTGCGGCCGCAGTGCGGTAGCCGGTACCGCCGATCTGCCCGCCTGACTCCCAGTCTGCGTTCGTCGCCGCCGCGCCAGAAGCGCCGCCGGCCTGGGCCACTGCCGTCGCCGCGCCAGCTACCTTCTGCCCGCCCGCGCCGCCCGGCAGGGTCGTGGTCACAGCGTTGTGGGTCCAGGTCGTGTCGGTGCCGTTGTTGCCGGCCGCGTTGGAGACGCCCGTCCCGCCCACGCCGACCGTGTAGGTCGAGGTCGCGGCAGCAACCACGATCAGGCGCTCGCCGTAGTTGCCAGAGCCCCCGCCAGCGCCGAAGGCTCCCGCCGCAGCGTCGGTGCCGCCCCCGCCTCCGCCCGCGCCCACGCCCTTCAGGACGAAGAACCGGGCCTCTGGGTTGTGGGTGAAGGTCGCAGCCGTGCCGGTCGTCAGGACGGTGCGCGTCAGTAGCCGGCCGTGCGGACTCGGCGACAGCGGCCGCCAGCGCGAGGTCGTGTCGTCGTAGCGGAACCAGCAGCCCGAGCGCGGCCCCAGCTTCATGTTGACGCTGTCCGGGAGCAGGAACTGATTCGCCGCAGTGCTGACAGTCTGATGGGTGATCGTGAGGGTGTCCACGCTGTCGATGTTCTCGATCAGCAGAATCTCTCCGTTCGGCGTCAGGCCGTCGGGGACGACACCGGTCAACGTCTGGTTGCCGGTCAGCGTAACGCGGATCCCCATCACGCCGCGAGACGAGCGCGCGAAGTTGTCCTGCTGCGCCGCCCAGGTGACCTGGTCCTGGCTCGGGACCCACAGCTTCGGCATCTGCGCGACGCAGCGCCAGCGGCTGTTGTTGTAGATCAGCATCACGGCATCGTTCTTGAACAGCCGCAGGTCGCGAATGTCGGGCGTCCGGATCGAGGTCGTCGTGTTGCCGTTGTTCTCGATCAGCGTCACGACGTCCGAGGTCGTGGCGTCGCGCATGTGCAGGATGAACCAGAAGCCGTCAGGCTTGGCCGTGAACCCGTCGATGTTCGCGTCCGTCACGTTCTGCAGGGTGTAGACGCCCCCGCACTGCAGCGCCGAGATGTCTACCACGTTCAGGTCGCCAGCGACCGGCGTCAGGTTGACCGTGCTGGTCGAGCCCGTGTAGCTGACGGCATCGGCGACGATGGTGATCGCGTTGCCGACGTTGACGTTCAGGGTGTCGCCGCTGAAGCTCAGGCCGTCGCCCGCGGTCGGATAGCCTGCAGCTCGGTCTGTGGCCCAGCCGCCCTTTCCGTTGCTGACCACATCGATCATGCTCACGTAGCCGGCGGCCAGCGTGAAGGACGTCGCGCCGTTGATCGTCCCGGAGACCGGGCGCACCCGGCACGTCCCCAGAGCTCCGTTGACGAACAGCGTGATGCGCTTGCCGAAGTTCGAGCCGACAGCAGCGGGAATCGTCACCTCCTGCCCGGCCGCGCGCGGCGCCAGATGCCGGAAGGTGCCGGCCTCGACGGCTACACGTGCGTCCACCACAGCCGGGAAGGACGGCTGCGCAACGTTCGAGTCTACGGCCTTGGAGAGGTCGGAGAGCGCCCGAGAAGTTAGGGCGTCCTGAACGGTCGGCGGAGCGACGCGGTTTGCCACGAGCTTACCCGCCCCACGGCCCGCGCCCGTTGTACGACTGGGACCGGGTCCACGTCTTGGGTCCAGCAGCGGTGGGCGCCTGCGACTTCATGCGCTCGGCGACCGTCCCCTCGTTGTCGGGGTTCAGCTGGAAGTCGATGGCCTGCATCTTCTTGGCCATGTCCTTGTCGCGGATGGCGCAGACGCGCTGCATCGCGGTCATCATGTGCCACTGCTTCCAGTCGGCGTTGTGGTAGGCGTAGACGTCAGAGGTAGCGCTGAGCGCCGTGAACTCCTGCATCGACCAGAGGACGTAGGAGCCGCCATTCGGAATCGGCCAGATGGCAATCTGCCCAGCGACGCTCAGGTTCGCGCCCGAGGTCACGCCGCCCGAGAGCCAGCACCACTCCTCGGGGAACCCGCGCCGGTTCGGCTCGATGAAGTGGTCGCGCGTCTGCAGGAACGTCACCTCGTCCAGCCGGCGCCAGCGGCCATTGCTCAGCTTGGCGTCGACAGCCTTGATCTGGAGCACAGTGCCGGGCGTGCCAGGCGTGCCGGCGGTGCCCACGCTGATCACGGCGTAGGTCTCGCCCGCCTCGACGGCGCTGGTCGGCATCGCGGTGGTCGTGCCGCGGTTCAGGAACTGGGTATAGCCCCACTCCGTGACCTGATCGCGCATCTGGCGATAGGAGTCATTGAAGATCGGGAGCAGGTTCGCGCTCGGGTGGCGCCCAACGGCCGTGCCGAGGCCCTGAAGGTCCGCCATGAAACGGAACTCGCCCTCGAAACCAGTCGTTGCCGTGCCGAGTGCCAGGGTGAACAATATTCGCGCTCCGTGAAGGTTTCTCGCAGCTTAGAACGGCATCGCGGGAGGCTGTCCGCCACCCGAACCGCTCATCCCACCCATGTTCGACATCACGCCGAGGATGGCGCGCTGCAGCGCCGCCAGCTGCTTGTCGTCGAGATCGAGCCCGGTGTCCTGCATGTCGGCCGCGAACATCGGATCCACGTCCTCGGACGGGTCCTCGGTGTTCTCGTCCGCCAGGTCTGGGTCGCCCGGCTGCTCGGTGTCGGCTTCGAGGTCGTCGTTCATGTCGAGTTCAGGGAGAGCCATGCTTTTTCCTCTTCTTGCGCCGGCTGCGGCGCTGAATGTCGTAGGCGATTGCTGCTGCCTGAGCTTTCGGCTTACCGGCCGCTACTTCCCGGCCGATGTTCTCGCCGCGAGTCGCGTTGCTGGCGCCGTACTTGAGCGGCATAGCTCTATTCTACCACGTCTTACGACGGCTGGCCAGCTGGAAGCTGGGGGTCGCAGGCGTTGAAGCTCTCGACGATGGCGTCCGCCTCGGCCTGGGTGACCTTCAGCGTCCCGAGGACCGAGCCTAGATTGACGTGGCCCGCGTACATCTCGCGCACGAGGTCGCTGGCATCGAAGACGGACCCGACAACGGGCTCCAGCGCCTTCACACGGCACTCGAACAGGTCCACCCTGGCCTGCTGTGCCGGCGTCAGCTGCGTGCAGCCTGTGCCGTAGGAGACGCCCAGCGCGGCAAGCACGGCCAGCACGAGCGAGAGCACCGCCTTTCGGACGGCGGGAGAAGCGAACACGGCCTTGATCTTGTCGTTCATGGGAAAAGGAGCCCGATATTGTTGCGATCCGCCTCGGAGCCGGGCGGGTGTTCTGTTACGGGAGCTTGGCGAGGATGCGGTCGAGCACCCCCATCAGCTTGTCCTCGCGCAGCTGACCGATGTCGCGCTGCAGAGCGTCGGCCTTCATGCCGGCCAGCTGCTTCTCGATGGAAGCGAACCGGTCAGCATTCCGGATCTCGGCGTCCTTCTGCGCGACCACGAGGTCGAACTTTGCCTGGACCGTCTCCCGCTTGCCCGCCTCGACGTCCCGGTGGACGTGCTGCGTGCGGAGGGCGCCAAACTGGGCGTCCTGGTTTCGCTCCACGCTTGCACCGGAGTGCGAGACGAGAGCCGCCTGAAAGGAATCGTCGCCGCTGTCCTGGCCCGTTGCGTAGAACGGGTAGGGGGTTGCGGCCACGACGGGGTTTGAATCTGCCATTGTACTCTCACTGTTCACGGAGAGCGCCGGCCCGCCCTCCGCAAGATGAAGGGGAACCGGCTCGGGGCTAAGTGCCACGGCGCTTTTTGCGACGGGCTCCACGCTCTCCGGGGGTCTGTTGACCCCGGAGATGTGGAACTGGCTCACGACGTATTAGTCGGTGACGGGCAGAGTCTGCGCGATCAGCGGGTACACGAGCACGCGCACCTGCCAGAACATGTCGATGTTCGTGATGCCGGTGATCGACAGGCGGACCTTGTTGCCCGACTGCTCGACCTTGACGTCCGGCACGATCAGCGAGGAGCCGAGGAAGTCACCGCGGGCGACGGAAACTAGGTTCCCGCCCTCCTTGGTGGCCGTCGCAGCGTCCGTGCCGAACGTGATGTCCGTCAGACCGACCAGCGGGGTCGCCCCGCCCGCGACCATCGCCTTGCGGAGCAGGAGACCCGCATCGGCGTCAGCCGTGATGTAGGCTTCCAGGTCCACGCGCCGGATGGTGTTCGCCGTCAGGAAGTCGACCAGCTGATCGCTCAGGTTGAAGGTCGTAACGGTGTCGTTCGTCTCGGTCTGGCCCAGGAGCTGGAAGGTCGTGTAGCCATCGACCGCCATCTGGAGCGCCTGCGCAGCGATGCCGCCGGCAGTGATACCCGCAGCCGCCTCGGCGGTCGTGGGAGCGAAGCCCTGGCCGTCGAGGCCGAGCTTCAGGAGGGCAGCGCGCGAGAACTGTTCCAGGCGCTGGCAATAGGCCTTCACGGGCCCGGAGTTGACGAGAGCAGCAGTTAGTGCAGCCATGTTCTATTCCTTGAAAGTGCCGGGATTACGGCTGGCCCACGAGGAGCGCGATGTAGATGACGGAGCCATCCGTCGGGGTTACGGGGGTGTCGACCGTCTCGGAGGTCGTCTCGAATGCGTACGTGCCTGCGGAAGCGCTCAGGCCCTCGCAGTGAACCGACTGGCCCACGCCAGCCGCTTCAGCGTTGCGGTCGACGATCACGTTCAGCCAGTGCGCCGTAACGCCCGGGGGGAACGTGCCGGTGAACTGACCCGCCGCGCCGATGGCGATGGTGACGCCGGGAGAGCTCGACGCCGCTTCGACCACGGGAGAGCCCGAGGTCATCACGGCCTTGATCAAGACGAGCGACAGGTCGCCCAGCTTGACCGGAGAGAAGATGTTTCGTGCAGTGTCCAGAAGTGCCATGTCTTGGTGTCCTTTAGTAAGTGACGCGGGCCGACGAATGCCGGCCCGCTATCCCATTACACAGTCGCCGAGATGTGGCAGTGCTTGAACGGTGCACCCATCACGGTCGCGATGTACGACACGGGACGGAGCTCCAGGTCGTTGGAGTTCGCCATGCGGGAAACGATGCTCCCGTCCTGGTCGACCATCTCTGCCACCGCGCCGTTGGGCGAGTGCCAGTTGATGTCGCCCTGGGCAAGGATGAAGTACCGACCGCGCGGCACCTGGGGCTCGGAGACGATCATCAGCGGGCCGTTCGCCGTCTCGCAGGTCAGGGCGGTGTAGCCGTCCTTCTGGCTGACGTCGGGGCTGCGCTGCAGCTGCGTGTGCAGCTCCTCTTCAATGCGTCCCCAGTCGGTCGGGTTCGCGTAGACGCAGTCGATCTCCGAGTTCTCGGACATGTAGCCGAGCTGCTCCCGGTGCTCGTTCACGGTGCGCTTGATGCGCGACATGCCAGAGCGGCCGGTCAGTGAGGCGTCCGCCGGGCAGAAGCCGGACAGGATCGAGTCGATGCTCCGGTCGACACCGTTCAGCGTCGAGGTCGCCACTGCCTGGGGCAGGTACGCCTGGAGCGGAGTCATGATGTCGTTCGTCCCGGGAAGGAACTCGCCCTCTCGGAAGTAGAAGTTCGTCGCAGCCCAGTTCGCCGGCTGGCCCGCGGTGCCGCCCGAGGTCGTCGAGACGGTGACGGTGCCTGCCTTCAGGTCGCGCGAGATCACGAAGCCAGTGCCGGAGCCGGCAACCAGGACGTGAGACGAGCTGGAGCCATCGTTCGCCGAGACCACGATCTGGTCGCCGGGGACGAAGTTCGAGGCCTCCTGAGCCGTCAGGCCGGAGATCACGCCAGCCGCGCAAGCGCGAGCCGCAGCAACCAGCGACGTGCCGGGGTTCGCGAACCAGACTCGAACGAGCTCCGCGCCGTGCTGCTTCAGAGCCAGGTCGGTGTCGAACTGGAGAGCGCGCGCCGCAGCGTCCTTGTCCTTGCGGGAGACCGCAATGTCCTTGTGGGGAACGCGAATCGAGCCCTCGTACGTGCCGAAGGGCACGAGCCACTGGAGCTTGCGAGAGTTCTTCTGGTTGGCCGAGATGCCCTGCGCCGTAGCCAGGTCACCAGACGAGCCGCGGTGCCCGTAGAGGACGAACCGCTTGGACACGGCTTCTCCGCCGTTGTCCTGGAAGTTGACACGCTTGAGCCAAGGGGAACCCTTGATCGACGCGGCGTGAACGCGGTCGAGCTTCATGTACCAACGGTTCAGCCAGTTGGTCGCGAAAGAGGTCAGAGCAGCAGCCATGAGATCCTACCTGTGGAATGAGACGCCGTGAGGCGTTCGGGTCTGGCCTTGGGAAGGGGCCGACAATCCCACAGGTGGCTTAGTGAAGGCGCGAGCTGAAGCGCCAGGCCACGAGAAACAAGCTCTTACATCAAGGATAGCGCGAAGCAGGCAGCCGGTCAAGAACATTCCGCGCCGGCCGAGGGTGCACCCGTCAGGTTGTCAGTCCCGACGTCCCCGGCCGGCCCGGTATACCACGGTTTTATGACCTGGGCACCGCAGCTAAGCCCGTCTCGAATGTTCTGAAGTCGACGCCGCCCCCACAGTCGGCCCTGCGCCGCGCGACAACCCCGAAGGCACGTCGGACGCAAGCCTTGATGTCGGGGCAAGCCTCGGGGCAGCCAACGCCCAGCAACCAGCCAATGCACAGGTCGCCGCCGGAGCCGATGGCCGAGAGCCCAGGCGCCTCGGACCAAACGCGCCGGTCCTGGATCTTGAACAGATGGCCGTCCGGAGTCATCACGAGCGCCACACTGTCCTTGTCCACGTTCTCGATCAGGTCCTCGACGAGCTGGGCGCCCTTGCGGATGGCCCTGCGGACGTCCAGCGTCGAGGTAGCGTTGCCGGCAGCAGCCGCGATCAGGTGCGGGTTCTTCGCAATCTTGACCAGCGAGCCCTTGGCCCCGTCGGCCTCGGTCACGCAGCGGTCAGCTGCCATCCAGCCCTTGCCGGCAACGATGCACGTCATGGTTGATTACCTCCGGCCGAGCTTGCGGCCCACGTGTCGACGGACGGCCCAGAGCCAGAACCCGACGGTCGTGTTCGTGTATTGGAGCCAGGAGACGAACTCCCAGATCAGGTAGAGAGCGAGCAGACAAGATGCAGCCATGTAGTTGCCTTCCTTCAGCAGGAGCCCAAAGGCCAGGCCAGTTAGCCCCGGTGCCATTGCAGTCTCCTCGGTTGTTCGACCTCCGATGCAGGGATTCGGATCGGCGTCTCGTAGGTGCCGAACGGAATCTCTGTGAACAGCTTGGAGTAGCGCACGTCGCGCAGCTCGCGTTCCTTCTGGCGGAACAGCGACATGAAGGGCGACGCGCGCATCGACAGCTCGTGCACGCGGTCGAGCGGCTTATACCAGCGCTTCAGCCAGACGTGCGTGTTGAAGTCGCTGTTCGCCCGGTCGAGCCAGGGGCGTAGCTCGCAGTCGATGCCCCAGCAATTGGCGTAGAGCTCCCACTGAGTGGGAGGCAGCGACTCTTCGTCCAGGCTGTCGCCCGGGTCGAGCTCAGGCTTCAGACCCAGGGCCGAGCAACGGCGGGCCAGCCACGCCTCCCGCCAGACTCTTGGATGGTCCTTCGTCGAGGTCTCGGACGAGGTAGGTGAATTGGAAGAGAGCTCGGCCATCGATTCTGGTCTCCAGGTCGGGGGTTGATGGCGTCAGGCCATGAAAGCCAACGCGCGGGGGACGACGTGTAGTCATCCTAGCGCGCCCCGAGGAAGTGTGCAAGCTCTCTCGTGCGTCGAGCTGTCTGTCCGTCAACGACCGTCTTCTTGCCCTTGATCGTGACCTTGTTCCAGCGCGTGAACTCCAGCGCCGCACCGAGCTTGTCCTGGTCGTTCAGCTTGTCGAGCAGGGTCGAGGTAGCGAAGGCGCCCGCGCCGATGTTGAAGATCAGGCAGACCAGCGCCTCGTGCTCGCACTGACGCAGGGAGCGCGTCACGTGCCGCAGGATCGCCTCCTCGGCGATCTCGACGTCCTGGTCCAGCAGCGAGTCAGCCTGACCGCTCGTGATGAGCTGGCCTTCCTTGACGCCGCGCGTGTGCCCGTAGCCGATGGTCCAGACGCCCGCATCGTCCTGATAGGCCTTCAGCCGTAGGCCCTCGAACCCCTTCAGCATGTCCAGAGCGAAGTCGGTCAACATGGGCGTCTCCTTGGGGGCGCGATCCAGCCGTGTCTCGGGTCCCGCACCCAGCGGACTCCGTGCTCGTAGTGGAACTCGGTCACGTTGGCACCCAGCCCAGGAGTTGAACCCGGCTGCTCAGCTTTTGGAGGGCCAGCAGGCGCCTGCACCGGATAGTTGGTCGTCCCGGGCGGGCTCGAACCGCCGACCTGGCGCATATCAGGCGCCTGCTCTACCGACTGAGCTACGGGACAGAGGGGGTTGCGGTGCCGGGAGTGTGTGCCCGATCTTACGAGTGGCTCCCTTGCCACTACACCGCGCCTTCGATTGGCTGCCAGGGCAGGGCTCGAACCTGCCACCATCACGTTAACAGCGTGCCGCTCTACCAACTGAGCTACCTGGCAATGATTGGTTCGGCCTCCTGGACTTGAACCAGGATCGACGGGTTCAGAGCCCGGTGTCCTACCATTGGACGAAGGCCGAGTGATTAGGTCGCCCGCTGCGTCAGGCCTCTGCTGCTCGGTGTCCCGTGACCGGTCGAGCTGGGAGTACGCCCCCAGCGCGCACGAGAGCGGTGCATGCTGTACATCTGACGCAGCGAACTCGGCGCCGTTTTGCAGGCGGCGCCTAGAGTTGGGGGCACACGACGGGATTTGAACCCGTGAGCCGGGTGTACCGGCTGGCAGACTCACATTCTGCTGACATAAGCCGCTCGTCCACATGGCCCATAACCTTGAAAGTGTTGGTTTTTTAGGTGGTTTGCCAACGACCACTCGGCCATACCCGTGCCTTACAGGAAGCGGAATCAGGACTCGAACCCGACAGCCCTGGCTTATGAGGCCCGGCCGGCGCCATGCACCCGCTGAAACTTGTCCCCGGTGTTTACTCACGGTCCGGGGGAACCGGCCCTCATACTTTCAGTATAGCCTAGGCAACGACGGGTTGCCAACCCTTTTCGACATCGCTGCACCAACTCGCGGTCTTTGGAGCTCTACGGTCCAGCTCGTCGCGCGCGGCCCAGGCCTGGTAGCTCTGCCAGTCGGCCTGGCTCCGGCCCTCGGCTACGCCCCGCAGCTCGTGATGCTTCAGCCCGAGGAGCTTGGGGTCCCAGCGATAGGGCGAGAGCAGGATCAGGTTGCCGCGTGAGTCGAGCTTGCGCGGGATGGCGTTCAGCCGCTCGTAGCTTCTCATGGCGGCGTCTCTCCTGCGGCCAGGATGGCTAGCGTCCAGCCGGTTGCGAAGATGGCTGCGAGCAGCAGCACACTCCAGTGGATCACGTGAACTCCTTGGTGATGGGTGGGGGCGCGAAGGTCGCGGGCGTCCAGGTGTAGCGTCCATGCGCGTCGCGCTTGGTCGGGAGCAGGACCTTGAAGGCCTTGCGCTCCAGCAGGAACGGGGCATGGTCGGGCTCGGGCGGCGGGAGCGGGGCTCCAATGACGATGCAAGGCATGGGCTTGACCTCGTGCAGGGTGTTGCGAGCGAAGCGGTTACGTCCCCAGGTGGCCATCAGGCGGAACATCAGTGCGTCCCCTTCACGAGGCGACGGAGAGCTTCGTTCTCCAGGTGCATGATCGTTCGGTGTGCGTGGTACTCGCCCCGCAGGCCCTTGGCGATGGCGTAGTGCAGGTGGGAGGAGTTCATGGCCTGAACTCGGATGGTCTCGCCAGCGCCCGTCTGCCACGTGGCGTCCTTGCTGGCTTCGATGCGACCAGAGATGAACTCGAAGCGCTTCAGGTCGTGTCGAATCTGTGCGTTCGCGAGCTTCAGTCCGTCGCGCTCGACCTCCAGCTCGTGGATGCGGTTCAGGAACAACTCTCGTTCGCCGGCTTGCTCTCGGGTCTGAATGGCTTTGGCATTACGACCGGCCGCTCGTTGGGCTCGGGCCTTCTTGCAGGTCTCGCACTTACATACGTAGGTCTTGGTGGTTTTGGTCTTCATGGTCGGGGTCTCCTTGGCTTGCGCCTTCACTGAGTTGAATATGGTCTGAGTCTGTTCTGTCGTCAAGATCTTCTGCTCTCTTTTCTTTCACCTCCTACAGACAGTCGCCTAGTGCCTAGCCCTCGGCGGTGGCTCGCTTGCGGGACACCTGTAGTCCGAAGGACTAGGACACTGCGGACACTTGGGCTCGGACACCGGAAAACATGCCACCTCATGGGTGTCCGGGGGGTCAGCGGACACCAGATCAGGCGGACACCAAACAATCCTGAATGATTCCGTGGTGTCCGCTAGGTGTCCGCTGTTTTCGTGATTCTGCACGCGGACACCCGAGATCGTATTGTCATGTATTGTCGTTTTCATGCGTCTCCGACGTTGATCAACGAGGCCGCTTGCGGCACGACAACGCCCGGAGCGAGTATGTACTTCTCGCCCTCCACACTCGTCAGGAGCCCCGAGGACGGGTGCGCGAGCATGCCCAGCACCGCGTTTGCCCGTTGGCGGGTGCGCCCCTTTACGCCCGGCGTGGCGCCGGCAGCGGACAGCAGCTCGGTGGCCGTAGCCTTGCCGCGCAGGTTGACCAGCCGGAGCATCTCCATTGCGGCCTTCTGGCTGGCTGACGCATTGCTCTCGTCCGGGACTACTTCGGTGGTCGCGATCACTCGCGCGCCGCCGTCGGGGTCCACCTGCCACTCGGTCTGGAACGCGGGCAGCTCGCCGCTCTCGTGCTCCTCGGACGCCTTGATCGGGGTCCAGATGCGTTGCTCGCCGTCCTTGGTGCCCACGTACACGGCGCCGGCAGCCGCCTTGATCGCGCCTGAGCCGCGGTAGCCCTCGCCGCCCTTGGTAGTGTGGTGGGCCCAGAGCCACACGCATTCATCGTCGGTCGTGGCGCGCAGCGGCTCTCCAATGTCCGTGCTGTTCTCGTCAATGCCGGCGCACAGGGAGGCCAGCGAATCCAAGATCACGAGCTTGTAGCCGCCGCGCTCAACCTCCTTCGCAATCTCCTCCAGGCCCTTGCGCTGGAAGACGCCGAACTTGTCGGTCAGCGGGAGCCGGTGCGGAAACACGACGACATCAGCGCGGTCGATGCCCATGCCCTGCGCCAGGCGCTGGTAGCGCTTCTTGGTAGCTCGGAGGCCCGAGTCCAGCGACAGGTGCAAGACCGGGCCCTGGCGGCAGGTGAAGCGCCCGAAGACCTTCTGCCCGGTGGCAATCGCGAGCGCCATCGACTGCAGCGTCCACGTCTTGCCGACACCAGAGTCCGAGATGAACAGCGGCGGGCGGCCGGGGCAGATCTCCAGCTCGGGAACCAGCCAGTTGACCTCCGACATCGGCTCCATGAGGCCCTGCCACCCGATGAAGCGGCCGGACACTTCCATGGCCGGTTCCTCTTTGGGTGCCGGCGGAGCATCGAGGCGCGTATACGGCTCCAGGATGTTCGTCGGGTCCGGCCACATGGACAGTTCCGCGGCCACTGCCGGGAGCCCCTTCAGCGCGTCGAGAGCTTCGAGCGAGTGCCTGGCCTGGCAATGGCTGTGCGAGCACACGAAGTGCCCCATGTGGTCCTCGGTGTCGTCCACGAAGGTGCCGCTCGTGTTCTTGCCCGAGTGCTCGTGCGACCAAGGGCAGGTGACGACCAGCTTCTGGCCATCTACGCGCTGGACTCGGCCCGCAGCCACGAAGGCAGCCCCCACCTTCGAGTGCTTGGCGTTGCCGCCGGACATCACGTCGGACGCAGCTCGGCGGGCGTAGGGTGCCGGCGCCAGGGCCGCAAAGCCGAGACATTCTGCATTCCAAAGCTCCGGGAATGAAGGCTTGTTGTCCTCTCGCTTCGCGCGCGGGAGGCGGAACAGTCGGTTCGGCTCGTCCGTGGCATGATCGGGCGCAGCCCCGAGGATAGCGCCCAGCGCCTCGGCTCGCCCGCCGTGGTACTGGCGCCAGTCCTCCCAGGTCTCGGCGTCCTTGACCAGGAACGGCTCCTCGCGCAGGGTCAGCGCTCGAAAGCCACCTGCGGTCTGGTAGCCGACGAAGCCGTCCGGCAGCTTCGCCAGGCAGTCGCGCGACCACGCGGCAACGTCCGGCGCCTCCTTGTTGTCGAAGTCGTACAGCTCGCAGGTCAGCACGAGCGGGTTCGAGGCCGAGACATTCTCCTTGTTTCGGCGTGCGTCGCCCTCATACTGGACGGTGTGGGCATCGATCTCCCAGTCCGCAGTCAGAGCGTCTACGATGTCGAGCGGCGCAGCTGCACTCTGGCCGCCCGCGTTCTTCCTGATCAGAATTGGATATGGCATGGCACCTTCAGTGTGCGCCCGACAATCGTCCTCGTCAAGGCTTGACGTTCACTCTCCGCTGATCCATGCTGTCTACATGCCCAACCAAGAGACCATCGACCGAACGTTCTACATCCTCGACGGCCTGAAGAACCTGGGGCCGGAATACTTCGACCTGAAGATTCGGCTCGTGCACCAAGAGCTGCAGGAGGCGAAAGAAGAAAAAGAACGCGCGGCGCTTGACGTGACCCAGCGCTTGATCTAAGTATAACACATGAGCTTCCCGAACATCACGCAAGCGACCTACGACCGTCTGACTGAGCGCTGCGAAAGCGGCGAGCAGCAGACGAACCTGGACGTCTCCGACCTGCTGGAGGCGTACGAGAGCGCCGTCCTGCTGCTCGATAAGGCCTTCGTCGAAGGCTGGGGTCGAGCAGAGTACGACGCAGCAGAGTTCCTGAACACCGAAACCGGACACCCACGAGTTGACCTCTGGGAGAAAGAGTAAAACATCATGCACACCCATAACGACGAAGCTACCCGCCGCGAGTACAAGGCCCTCCAGCTCCTGAACGAGATGTTCGGGACGACCCCGCAGCCCCGCCGGCATCGCGTCTGGACCTCCGAGGCCACACCCTTCCCCACGCTCGACGACCTGATCAGCGTCGCCGGCAACATCCCGAGCACCGAGCGCACGAGCGGCGGCCGGGCCGTCTGGCGACTGACGCGCCCCGACGTCAGCAAGCTGCCCGACTACTGCGACAACGCCCCGTACTGGTCCAAGAGCGCCGGCCGAGGAGACCTGTGAACATCCTCGGTAACCTGATCTTCGGCGACTGCGAAACGACCGGCCTGAACGAGAACAAGGACCACGTCCTGGAGCTCGCGCTGGTCGCGGTGGAGATCCCCACCTTCCGGATCGTCGACTGCGCCGAGTGGCTGGTCCAGCCTCCGTGCTGGCCGACCATCAAGCGCAACCTGCACGAGCGCGTCCTGAAGATGCACACGAAGACCGGGCTGATCGCCGCGCTCGATGAGAACATGGGCAAGCAGCAGCGCGACGTAGAGGCCGAGGCCTGCGCCTTCGTCAACCAGCACGCGCCGCGCACGCTGGACTGGCACACGCCGCTGGCGGGCGCCGGCCCCGACTTCGACCGCCGATTCCTCGCCAAGCACATGCCCCGTCTGGTCGGCCTGTTCCACTACAGGAACTACGACGTCCGGTCGGTCACGCAGTTGCAGGAGTGGGTGTTCGGCATCGAGCAGGCGGAGAGCCCGCACCGAGCACTGGCCGACTGCCTGAAGGCCGTCGAGGACGTGAAGAAGTTCCTCGGTCTCGCTTGACACTGAAGCAGAGAGGGCCTAAGCTGAGGGTATGAAAAACATTCTCCTGACCGCTTGGGCCCTCTCCGGCTGCATGCTCGCGTGTGGCATCAACTACGTCGATGTTCCCGTCGATGCACTCGACACCCGACTGTACTACACTCCCGACCCCGAGCTGCAGCCCTTCGCGCAGCGCGCCGTCGACAACCTAGCCGCCGGAACAGGCCTTCCCTTCTCGCTCTCTGCCTACGGCGTCCCCGTCCGAGCTGTCGAGCCCGGCTCTCTGTATAGCTGCGATGCCGATGGCGTCACCAACTGCCACGAGTCGTGCGCCTGGACCGTCGTCAGCT